ACCGCGCCGCCCGCCAGCCGCCATTATTGCCCATCCAGTCGATGCTCGCCCCCGCCGGAACGGTAAACGCCGCCCCCGTCCAGTTGCTTTGCGCCGGCGAACTCCCCGCCGCGCCAAAACTCACCGCCGCCAAACAATCGATCGTCAATTGCCGGTTCTGCGGCACCGGCAGCCCCACTTGCACGGTCGCTGTCGCACCCGTCCCATTGCCGGAAATCGTCGCTGTGGTCCCGGCGCCATAGCCAGACCCAAACGCCGTCATCTCAATCCCGATCACCTTGCCGCCATAAACCCACACAATCGCGCTCGCACCCGTCCCGGTTCCGGAGAACGAAACCGTGGCGCTGGTGTAACCGGTCCCGCCATTGGTGACCTTCGCAAACGCCACGGACCCAACAGCGCCCGCCATCTGCGAGGTGACAATGCTTTCAACCTTGGCAGATGATTGTGAAATCGTAACCGTATCGACAATATCCGGAATCGTCAGCGTATACACGCCGCTCACAGACACCGGATTCACCGGCCAACGCGGCGTGAAATTCACCACGTTATTCCGCAAAATCATGCTGTCGGTATATGGGGACAGCGCGTTATTCGCACTCGCCCCCGGCTGCGCGACAATCACATTCTCCGCGATCAACACATTCTGCGGCGCATCACGCAACAAAATCGCCACGGCATTGCCGCTATAATTGATCCAGTTGCCAATGATTGAAAGATCGGTGCACGCCAGCCCGAAATTCACGCCATTGCCATTGGACTCGACATTCTGCACTGCGATCCCGATGCCCGTGCAATCCTGCACAAAATTATTCCGCGCGGTGCAGAACTGCCCGCCGCCGATATTCAGCCCAATAAACGCGCCATTGATGTAATTATGCCCCACCTCGGTATAGATCGAGCCACCACAATCAATCCCGAAAGCCGAGGCGCCGCTCACCATATTGCCGATCACATGGCAATAACCTGTATCGCACAAAATCCCCGCACCACTTCCCGTCACCGCGCTGTTATTGGCGCATAGATTGCCCGAAACCAAAATATTCCGGCCGGAGATAAAAATGCCATAGCTCGTATTGCTGTAACAATTATTCGCGACAATCAGCGCGCCCAGCACATCCGGGTTCGCATTCCCGTAAACATACGGCGTCGTATTCGTCTGGTTGAAATTACCGACAATAACCCCGCACACATTATTCCAGCACGTATTTCCAACAATCTGCAATTCCCGAATCTTCAGCGTGAAACTCGGATCCTGGCTATCCACTTGAATGCCATTCCCGGCATTGTCATGCGCGCGGCAGTTGGTCACGCTCAACGCATCCAGCGCCTGCGCATACAACCCGCTAGCCGCATTGCCGGTGAATTCGCAATGGTCGACATTGTGCTGCGTGATCGTCGGATCGCTGGAGGCAAACGTAATGCCATTGCCGCCGCTCACCCCTTTGGCATTGCGGAACACGCAGCGTGTGATCTGTGATTTCAAACACGTCGATTGCACCAGCACGCCAAACGTATTGGTGGTGATATTGGCATTCGCATCAAAAATAACGCCATCAATGAACGCATTGGCGCTGGCGAGGCTAATCCACGCGGCACTGCCGGACGTCCCCGTCTTCGATTGCGCGCTCCGCAACAAGGTCGTCAGCCCGGGTGTACCGAGCAGCGTGCAGGTGGCGCCGGAGAGGTCGCATTCACCGGCAATCGCATAGGTCTTCGCACCCAACCGCACCGGATTGCCGGAGGCGATGGCCGCCCGCAGCGCGGCACTGTCATCCGTGACCCCATCGCCAACAGCCCCGAAATCCTCGATGCTGATGGCATTCGCGGCCAACGCCGCCAGCGTCCGTTTCGTGGACGCACCGGCCGCCGTCGCCGTCAACGCCCCACCCGGCAGGCCCGAAACATTCCCCATCGCGCCCAGGAAATTGGCGTAGGTCACGCCCACATTCGCGCCCCCCTGGCCGAGCGGCACAATATCCCCCGCCGCCGGCAGCGACCCGCCGGGCAGCGACGGTATCACAAACGGCGCCGCATTCGCCGACAACGTCGTGCCGGTCACGGACAAATTCGCACCGATGGTAATCGGCACCGGCGCCGCATTGCCCGGTCCCACCCCGCCCAGCAGCGTGTTCTGCGGCATGGTGATCGCCGTTTGCAATCCGGCGAGAATTTGCGCCCGCGTCGCGGCCAGCGTCTGACCGTTCTGAAAAATCGGCAGCTCATCGGTGTCCGACACCGAGGTTGCCGGCGGCAGTTGTCCAATTGTCGGCATATGCAGACCCTTTAGTTGGTGGTGAGCGGTGTGCCGGTCGGCCCGGTCAGTGCCTGGCCGCTTGGCGTGGTGAGCGCGGAGGCTGCCGCGGAAACGGCGGCCAGGGCTACCACCGGAAGCGTAATGGTCCGCGCCAGCGTCCGCCCCCCGCTGGTGCTCACCGTCACGGTCACCGCATAGGTCGTCGCTGCCATCCCCGCGGTCAGCCACAGCACCGCCCTGGTGCCATCCGCCGTGGCCGAAGCCAGCGTCAGATCCCCCGGATTGGCCGGCGTGATATTCACATCGAGCGTACTGATCGCATCGCCCGGATTCGCGGTCAGCGCCGGCCCCACGTCAAACACATAATCCAACGTGTCGTTCGGGTCCTTGCTGGGCCAGGCCAGCGGCAAAGACGGCGGTATCTGCGGCCCGCGTGGTGTGGGCACAAAACCGTCAATCTGCACATAGCGCGCGTTGGACGGCAGCCAGAGATGCGTGGCCGGCGTGCTCATGGGGCAAACTCCTCAGTATTCAACAATAACAATGCCGGCCGCGCCGGCGCCGCCGGGAAAGCCCGTCGCCGGGCTGCCGCTGGTCGTGGTTCCGCCGCCACCGCCACCACCGCCATACCCGGTCGCGGAAAAACCCGCCTCCGGCCCGGTCGCCCCTCGGCCATTGCCAGGCCCGCCGCCATCGCCACCCCGGCACGCCACCACGATGGAATCCCCCCCCATCGAGCCGCCGGCATTCACGCTGCCGCCCACCCCTGCCCCGCCGGCACCGCCAGGTTGCGAAAACAACAACGCGGTCCCACCGCCGCCACCGGCCCCGCCTGTCGCGGACATGTAGGTCCCAAAGCTGGAGGTACCGCCATCATTCCCATTGGCCGGCGCGCTCGGCGCCGCACCCCCGGCCCCCACCGTCACGGCAATGCCCTGGCCGGCGGCCAGCCCGCTCACAATCCCCATCGCCCGACCACCGGCACCACCACCCGCACCAGGCATGGAGGCATGATATCCCGCCGCCCCACCACCGCCGATCGCGGTCACGCGCACGGCACTCACCCCGTTGGGCACGGTGAACGTCCCGGCGCTGGTGAATACCGCCATATTCGCAAAACCCGGCCGCAGCGCAGGCAATTTGTAATTCAAAAACGGTGCGTCAATCGCCGTTGCAATCTCTCCCGCCGTAATGCTGGTCTGCCCGTTATTCACGGTGATCACATAAAGCCCTACCCAGCCGGTATCCGTCGCCGGCGTGGTCTGCGCACCGGTCGCCGCCGCGGTACCAGCCTTCAACTGCAACTGCACACGCTGGATGCGCTGCGTGTTCTGCGCCGTCCCGGAATTATCCGGCCCGGAATACGGCGTGCCAGGTGCGGCCGCATTCACATACGGCAACACCACCGGCACCGCATCCGTCTCGGCAAACGCCGCCTCGATCAGATAATTCACGGACTGCCCAGGTGTGGCCGGCGGCGTCAACGTAAAACTCGTTGCCGCCAGGTTGATCCCCGTCTTCACAATCTGGTCCGCCGTATCCGCAGCCAGCGATCCATAAGCATTTGCATCCAATGGCGAGAGCTGCGTAATGCTCCCTGGCCCCACGGTCACGGTCAGCGACGCCGGGGCCGTCGGGCCACACGCCAACCCATCCACCACCACATTACTGCCCAGCACCGCCGCGGTCAGCGCCGCAATCCCCGTCATCGCATTGCGATTCAGGTCGAGTATATCCGTATCCAGCGGGATGCTCCCGGGATAGACGATGTTCCGATCCATGGTTTTTCCTTACGAAGAGATTTTTAACCAAGCGATACTGGCGGTCGGCAGAACCACGGCCGCGGCGGCGTAGATGTCCGCATCCGAAACGGTGCCAGGCAGGTCGCTGTCATTCGCGTAAAACATCGGCGCCGTACTGTACCCGCCCGGCCCCACAACATACCCGCCGGCATGGCTCACCGGCGTCGCATTCGGCCGATACGCGGTAACAAACACGGCAAACGGCGTGTTCCGGCAACCATAACCGCCGGCGGTGTTGTAGCCCAGCGTGTTGGCGCCATACCCGCCAGTATCACCGGCATTCAGCGGCTCGAACACCACCGGCGCGCGGCCGGTCAAATTCGTCAGCGCCGCCACCAACCCTGCCCGCGTCGCCCGCGGTGCGAGCAAATTCGCCCGTATCCGCGCGCTATACGCGGCATCCGCCTCGCCTGCGCGCCTTGGCAACGCGGATCCAAAATAATCACCCGCCGCCAGATCCAAAAATATGCCACTCGCCGTCGCAATCCGTGTCTGCGACTTCACGTTCGTCAACAACGCATAAAGCCCGCTCCACGCCGCCGCCAGGCCTGTCAACACCGCATCCAAAATCGGCGTGGTATCCGCAAACCACCCCGGCGGCAGTACCAGCTTCAGCCGCGCCAGCATGTCATTCTCATCACCGGTCATGACTCAGGCCACCGCCACGCTGCCAGACCGCACCGCCCCAAACACGCCCGGCGACACATCCGTTAAAGCGCCATTCAGCAACACCGCGGACACATTCGTCACTGAACTGGACGCCGCATAAGCCAGCTGCGCGAGGCGCGTATAATTCAATGTCGCCCCAATCCCCAGGCTGGCAATATACGCCTCCACCGCGGTCGCCACCGCCGCCACCGCCGCGCTGTGCGACGCGCCGGACGCCGTGCTCAGCGTCATCGACACATTGGCCAGCGTGACCACCGGCCCCTGCACCGCAAAGCTGGACCCCACCGGCCGAACCGCATCCACCGCCTGCTGCACCGTGCTCAGCAACGCAGCCGGCGGATTGCCGGACCCATCATCCACCGTCACCACAAAATGCCCCATCTGCACCGCACCAGTCTGGTCGACATTCTCGACAATCGCGTAACTCAGCCCCTGCTGAATTCCGCTAATCGCCGCACCGATCGCCACATCCGTCGCCCGCGCCAGGCTGGCCAGATACGTTCCGAACCTGGTACGAAACGCCGTGTCACTTTCCGCATCGGCCCCGCCGGTCAGCGCCAACGCATTGCTCACCGTATCAACGCCAGCCACCGCGCTGCTCAGCACCGCAATCGCCCCCGGCTGCACATTGCCGCTGCTGCCCGCCGCATTCGCCGCCACCGCGACGGTCACGCTCGCAACCCCCGCCGCCAGCGTATAACCATTCACCACCGCACTAAACGCCGCATTCGTCACATCCGCCGTCACCGTAAAACGCAACGTATTATCCGCGGTCGACACATTCGTCCCCGCCGGAATAAACGCCGCCGCACTCGGGGTGAACCGCGAAAACGTCACCGCTCCCACCGCCACCACCGCCGGCAGCCGCGTAAACCCAAAATCCGCGCCAAAACTATCGCAATCCGCCCCCGTACTCGTCGCCAGCCGGGTCGTCGCCAGCACCTGCACAATCAGCCATTGCACCCAAAGTGCGACCGACGCATTGGCCTCCAGGACCGCCCGCAACACGGACCCAACCGTCAAATCGAGCAGGCTTTGCGCCGCGCCCTGAACAGACGCGGCCATGCCCTCAACCAGAGCCGAAAAATTTCGCAGCGATAATTGCATGGAAACCTATACCGAAAATGAGAGGGAACTGGTCTGGCCAGTGTTCGCATCCGCATACATGAGCGACAGCGTCACCGTGCCATCGGTCCCCGCCTCTGTGCTCACCGTCGGCGCGGGTGACGCCGCCACACCAGCCTCCAGCTTCATCTGCGCCAATGTCACACCTTTTATCGCGGCCGGCGCGTTCGGCTGCCCAACAAACTGCCCCAGCCCGGCGCCATAGCTCAGTTGCCAGATATAATCACCCGCATTCGTCAGCAGCCGCCGCAGCACGCGCTGCTGCGTCAACAGCGCGCCATCCGCAAGCGCCAAATCCCCGGTCGGCCCCACCGTCAAATCACCGCCATATTGCAATGCCAAATCGGCCATCACACCGTCACCGTCGGCAACCCGGTCACACCACCCTGCGGATCATCATGCAGATGCGTATCATGCGCATTGCGCAACGCCGCCACCGTCCCGTGTGCGCCATTCTGGTCAGAGATATCCCCGCTCACCACCAAATTGCCCGTCACATTCACCGTTGGCGCCTGCATCGCAATCGTCCCATCATTCTTCAATTTGAAAAAGCTCCCGCTAGCGTGTTGCAGCCATAATTCTCCGCTCGAAACATTCATCGGCTTGTCTACCGCCGACCACACGCAGCCAATCACCACGCCCTGTTCCGAATCCCCCTCCTGGGCGATCACCAGCACCTGGTCCCCCGGCGTCGGCGGCGCCGCCAACCCCCAGCCCGCCCCAACCCACGCAGACAACACCGGCAACCAACCAGACAAAACATTCTCCGGCTGTATCATCACCCGCGCCGCATAAGCGGCCGGATCAAAACTCGACACCAAACCAAACCGCGCCACGCCGCCCATGCCGTCCAAGCCGCCGGCGCGGGCCTTCACGGCGTTCCAGAATCGGTCCATGACTAACCTTCAATTAGTTGACAGCGTAAGCCCGCACGGACTGCGTGAACCCAGTCCGTGCATCAATCCGCCTGGTGATCGCCTCAACCGCATACAGCTGGTCGAGCGTCGTATCCGTGCCCGCGAGCAACATTTGCGTCCCCGGCGCCAACGCCAAATCCCCCGGCATCGTCGCCTCCAAAACCACAGTCTGCAGCGCTAGATGCGCGAGATGATTCGCAGCCAGGCTCGCCGCCTGCGCATCCGTCAAATTCGGCCGGATGATCGTCGTCCCCGGCCCCGCCCCGCTGCCCGCACTTTGCGCATTCATCGTCTTGTTTCGCGTGTTCCAGGATTGCACCGTCACCATGCCGGGCAAGCTCGTCGCGCAATCCAGCGTCAGCGACAAACAATCCCGCGGCGTCACCAAAACTGACGCTGCCGCCACGATCGGCCCAAAATTCAGCGTCGTCCCGGTGACCGAAAGACCAAACCCCTCAATCTGCGCCAACCAGGTGAGCAAATTCCACGCCGTCGATGCCCGCGCATGACCACTCAATCCGCTGCGCGCGTGGTCGAGCTGATAATATTGCCCCACCGGCGTCCCGGTTGCCTGCACATTCGGCGTCAAACCATTTTGCGCCGCCAGAACCGCGGCTATCTGGCTGGACGTCTGGTTCGCATAGGTCTCGGCAATCTCGGCATCGATCAGCAACGCGGACAAATCCCGCCCGCTCAGCGTCGCCGTATTGCCCAATAAATCAATCCGCACATTATCCACCTGCCCGGTCAGCAA